TGCCCTCACACCAGCAAGATCAAACGCTGACGCCAGTTCAAACTCAATCAGATCGCGGTTTTCAGCTGACTTGCGATCGACGTAGTAAATCTCTTTCGGAAAAATTGCTGTGCTGTCGGGCGTTCCATGCGGGTTGCCTGAAGATTTAACACCTTCAAAGAAATCACCCGACTCAGTAGTGAGCAGATCACCGCCTTCCGTAATCAGCAGAAAGGGCTCACCCGCAAAGTTCACATCGTCGATGAACCGCGCCAAGGTGCGGATGCGCGTAACCTTTGCACCCTCCAATCCGTTCGGCAGCGTTGCAATTAATGCCGTAATCGTGCTGAACAGGTTGCTGACACGCAGTGTTGGACGCGGCAAACTGCCCTGTCCGTTATATGCAAACCCATCAGCCTCCATCGGAATAGGCGTATAAAGCTGCCCGCCAAAAACCACACCACGACCGTCGTTTTGACGACCACCGTCGAAGTAATACGTCTGGTTTACGCCATGCTGATTAGCATTTAGCTCAAGCTGAAACAGCTCGATGATCTCCGTTGGCGCGATGCCTTGGAGTTGACTGGTAAGGTCGGCGCTGGACTGCTGGTCGTCATAACCAGCGTTCCAGTAGCCGGTGACGACGTAGGCCATGCTTATGCAGTGACAGCTTTTACAAGCGCAAAACCGATGACGATGGCTTCAGATAGGGAGCCGCTAGTGATGTTGCGGACGTTGATGCTGGCTGAACCTGCAGCACATTGCGCGTTCAGAAGGTAGGCGCCAGCCGTACCACCGCTGACATGATTCAGTACAAGCAGATCAGTCGCTGCAATCGTGGTGTTGGTCAACGTGAACGACACTGTGGTGTTAGCTGCCAGTGCAGCGCTGTTCATCGTGATTTGACCGCACTTTTTGCTCAGCGTGACAGGGTCGCTTTTTGAGTTGTCCTGCGTTTCCGAACCCCCATCACCGGTCACATAGCCAGCCTTGTTGTCGCGAAGATCCGTGAAGTTGGTGTCAACCTCGGTATGGGTAAGCGGACTACCCTTGCCTGCTCTGGTAGTGATAGCCATTACGGTTCAAAAACTTGGCGGAATGTTGCCTGTATCGTAGCCCGGTTAGCAAACGGAATCGACTTAGACCATTGCTCACAAACCCATTTGTAGGTTGTGCTTTCGCCAGGCGGTTGCCAGTCGAACGATGCGTTGTCGCTAGCGCGTGCATCTAGAAACGTTTCAATAGTGTCTGAGTCAGTCTCTGTCAAATTGACAAAACTCAAGTTCCAAACCTTTGGATTTTGATTCAATCCAAATGTTAATCTCTGTTCGTAGCCGTCAAGGAAGCGCACAGTCCGCACATTTGGCTGGCTTGTTTTCTGTGCCCCATAGTCAGGGCTGATGTTTGGAAAGGTAGCCATTAGCGAGACAGAAGGCCTCCAGGTCGTTGTTGCTTGATTAACTCAGCTTGCACAGCAGCGCCAATGGCCTTGCCGAGCTGATTAGCTGAAGGCCCATCACCTTGAGCAGATGTGCCTTTGGCATCGACGTTAACGACCACGTTACCTACGCCACCGCCTGAAGTCTCAACGCCAAGGCGACCACCACGGCCACGGCGCAGCGGAAGCACGGCTTCTGGTCCAGCTTCACCCATAAGCGCCATTGTTGGCTTCCCGATGTAGCCGCCTTTGGCGTAAGGGACAATGCCGTTCTGAGCAAACACGTTGCCCTTGGCGCTGGGGAAGATCTGGCCGACCAGTGAGCCGATGCCTGAACGTAGGAACATGCTGGCAAATGTTTTTAACAACCCAGACAGCGACTCGCCCAAAGTCTTAGTGCCGTCAATCAGACCCTCAATCGCGCTGGTTATTTGACTGGCCAGAGTGTCTTTAATTTGATCGAGCGTGATTTTGTACTTGTCAGTTTTTTCATTCAAGTTATCTTGCGCGTCCGCTAAACCATTAACCGCGTCAAGACGGTCAAGAGTGTATTTAGTTAGTAAGTTGTTTTGCTCAAGTTCAAGGTTGTTGCCCGTCAGTCCTTTTTCCTGAAGCTCTTGAAGTGCTAGGTCATAGCCCAAATCAACCTGCTTAAGCTGGTTGCCCTCAAGCCTTGCAGCGTTGATTTGCTTTGTTAGCTCAAGAACTCTGTCTGAAACCTGCACAGGCAACTTGTCCTTTTTGTCTTGTTTTTTTGTCTGTTGCGCCGTAGGCAACCGATTTGCAACCGTGTTCTGCGTCCTGCGGCCATAGCCTTCAGGGGCCTCTGTTGATCTCGTAAAAATGCTAACGATTGCATCACGATCTCTCACGGCCTGCTCTCTGGTATCAGCAAGTCCTTGAGCGGCTATTTCCTTGGCGCCTTCAAAATCAAACTTTATAACTCGATCTGCAATTTTTACAAGATCAACAAGAGTTCTGCCGAGAAATTTGAAACCCGCAACAGCAATATAAGTCGCACCAGCGATCGTCCTAATGCCAGCCTCGATTACAGTAAAAAGACCAGACCAGTCGGTTTCAGTATCAAACAATGTTGTGAACGCCTCAGTGATCTCTATCAAAGCAGGCATCAAGGCGTCCACCAGCTGCATTCGGAAACCATCAAACGCAAAGCCCATTCGCGTAATTTGGTCGTTGTAATACTCTGCGTTCTGAGCAAAGTTATCACTTAGTTGATAGTTAAATTCCTCTAGCGCCTCGCTGCCGCCATTCAGCAACGTAATCATGTCAGCGCCTGACTTGCCAAAAAGATCCATGGCGATAGCCGCTTTTGCTGGGCCATCTGGCAAGTCTTGAAACTTGTCAGCGATCTCGCCAAGCAGCTGATCCGATGGCTTCAAACTGCCATCAGCGCGTTTAACTGAAACGCCAAGCTTTTGATAAGCGTCAGAATAGGTTTTAACGCCATCAGCAGCCTCAGCCTGTGTTCTCGCAAGAGTTCTCAAGCCAGTCGTGAGTTGTTTCTGAGATACGTCTGCAAGCTTGCCAGCGTTGACATACGCCAACAGTTTCTCGGCTGCTATGCCAGTGCGTACCTCAAGCTTGCCAAACGAGTCAGCCGTATCAATCGCCCCTTTAACAAAACGGGCAAATCCTGCAACAGCAGCAGCGGCAAACAACGCCTTAAAAGCATTGCCCACCCCACGCACAGCCATGCCAAGGTTCTTGGCCTTGCCCTCAACCCCTTGCATGGAGTTGCCAAGGCGCTTGATATTGTTTTCGCCTTTGGTCTTGGCGTCAATTAACAGACCAAACTTGGCGGTCATATCACTTGGCTCCCTTGTTCAGGATCTTGACCGCTGCAGCTTCCATGACTTGCAAGTCCTCAAACACAGCCGCCTGGTCCTTGACTTCATACAGTCTAAACAGCCATTCAACTGCTGAATAGTCAAACCCAAAAACGCCTGACATCGTTGTGCGCCATTGCGTCTGACAACGCAGAAACATCTCAACCGCAGGCCAGTTGTCCGGCCACACCTCAAAGTCTTCTACCTTTTTTGCCTTGCGCATAGCGTTTATCTCGCCAGGGTCCATGCCCTGATCAAGAAGCTCTTGCGCACTTTCCTCAAAAATCCCGCCAATTTCGCCCCAATGCGAAACGGCGTCTTCTAGTTTTTTCTTTTAGCTCCCCGCTTGCTGTCCAGATACGCGCCGGCAATCGCCGCAGCAATCATCGGAACGTCTAGGAGTTGATCGCGGGAGCTGATGCTGTAAGGCACCTGCTCGCCGTCCTCATCCTCGATGCCAGCCCAGCCCATGATCACTTCACGGGCAATCTCGACATCAGACAAGCTGCCCTCTGCGCTTAAATCCGCGATCTCTAGGAGACGACTTTGCGTGAGGTCCTTGAATTCAATGTCAAAAGTGACCCGCTGATGCTTGCCCCCATCAATGGGGACATCAACAGAAACAGGCCACTTGTAGGTGTTCGACTTTTTGAGGACGAAGCCCATACAAATTAAGTGAAGGCTAGTGATAGCTCGTCGTTGCCCGATGAGCTAGGCACAAGTGTAGTCGGAAGGTTCAACATCACAATCCCTTGATCTTCAGAATAAGTCGGGTTGCCAAGTGACAGGCCGGTGGTTGGTGAAGTCAGCGTGATGATGTTGCCAGCAGTGGCACCGTGAACAATGCTCAGATTGCCTGCAGTACCTGCCACAGCAAGAGCAAAGAAGTCTTTAACAGAAAGAGCAGGCGCTTCAATCACAAAGTTGGCAGTCGCTGCACGGTCAATGATCTCCACCGCTTTGGTTGAGTTGACCAACTCGCGGTAAACAACCTCATTACCCAGATCAATCTCAGCAGACTGCAATGCCAGGTTGGTTGCAGAGTAGAGAGTGAAGCCAGTTGTATTGGTGTCGTTAAAGACCTTAGGATCAGCCTGATTGCTGAACGTCTGAGACGGTGATGCAGTATCTGTCGGGGCGTTGTATTGCCCAGTAAGGGTAAATGTGAAAATTGGAATCTGGTTTGCGTTCAGGCTGATCGTGTAGGTGCCACGGCAGCCGGTGACAATGTGGCGCAGGCCGTCAGTGTCATAGTGAATCGTGCAGGACTCAAAGCTGGTTGAACGCGGCACATAGGTCACAGAGGTGTTTGCAACCGTGGTGGGGTTCATCCCGCAAGCACGCAGGAGCGGATCGTATTTAGGAGCAGTGCCAGCGGTTCCAGATCCTGCGTATTCAACCTCAAGAGTGACAACCACACGGGTGTTGGCAATCAGCTGCGGGCTGTTGCCTAGATAGCTGCGGATGAGGTCACGGGATAGAATCTCAGACTCAGCAGGCTGAATTTCAAGACTGCGCAGCTTGACTGAATTAGCACTGCCCGTAGGATTCGGATCAGTGCCGTAGACAGATTCAATTGAGACCAATGCGCTCTTTACACGGGCTAGCTTTGCCATCGTTCAGAGCCTCAGAATTGAACAGGGTTTCTGTGATTAGTTTAATTCAACCTGTCGCCTAAGCCATGGTCAAGCTGCCGTCAAGTCCTCTCGGTCTGTCCGGTACTTCACCAAGTAATCCATAGCTACAACACCCAGCGGCACATCTGCATCAAAGAACTCAAAGCTGGTTGTATCAGCGTCAATGTCCAAGGCGTATCCGTTCACTTGTGGATCAGCCATAATTTTGCTATGGACCTCTTCCACAAACGCATCAGCGGCGTTGCCTGGCGCATCGTTGCGGACAAAGACTGAACAACGGACGCGCAAGGTCCACATTGTCTTGACGTATGAATCCTCGTTTGGATCGTCAGAGACCGGCTCTAAAACGATTGCAGGCACCTCACCACGGGCCAGCGGCGTTGTCTTGACGCGGTAAACATCAACGCCAGTGATGGCGTCGAGGTTGGTCTTGAGACGGGCCAGGATGTTTTCGCGGCGGGTTGTCATACCTTCTGCAGCGAGATCTCACAAAGCAAGCCGTCGTCAATCAGTCGGGTCTCTCGGACCTTGTAGGCAACAGAATCGACGGTGATGCTGGTG